CCCACCCCCCCTAAAAATTATAAAAATTTCCAAGGTACCATGTCAAACGTTGGACATTACAATATAAAAAAATGCCCCGACCTTGCGAGCCGGGGCAAAAGATGGCAACTGAACCATCAAGGAGAAGCAATGACTTGCGCCATCACCGAAAAGAAGTGTACACTAACACCAACGAGGCAACAAGTGCGACGCCAGCACTAACCCTACGCAATGCTAGAACATTTGATTTACGGCGAGTTTCATCCAGAGGTGGTCGACGCCACCGCGGAAGTCCTGTCTTTTGAAAAGGCGGATACGGCCACGACCATCGACGCCAAAGTCAAAACGGCTCAGTGGCTCAAAGACTTGGAACTTGATGACGAAGAAGTCGAGACCAAGGCGGACGCTGAAGCAGCGCGTAAATCGTTTGCCAGTATCGTGACGGGGCAGTCTGTTGCAACAACGCAACAAGCTCTGGCAAATGTAAAAGCACCTGTTGCAGTGCAGCATTTGGTTGGGATGCTTACCGCCTACGATTGGGCGTTTATTGAGCAGGCCAGAGAACTTAGGGGGTATGCGGTGGCGCAGATCCTAGAAGAAGTCAAACACCCAGATGCACGGATTCGCTTGAAAGCTTTGCAGATGTTGGGGACAGTCACGGAAGTGGCACTGTTTACTGAACGGGTTGAGGTCAAGAAAACCGAGATGTCAGACGTAGAGCTAGAGATGCGTATTAAAGAAAAGCTCAACAGGTTTATGGGTGTGATCGACGTGGTTGACATTACAGAAGACAAAGATGAAGCCTGAGAACTTCACAACTCTGAGTAAGTTGGAACTTGAAGCTATGGCCAAGGCGCTGCCGCACTTGTCCAAACAGGAGAAACTGGAGCTTTTTGCAGATTTAGACTTGCGTGAGTCCCGCGCCAACCTACAAGCGGCCAAGACAAACATGCTGGGGTTTGCCACTGCGGTGTATCCGGGCTTTAAGATTGGCCCCCACCACAAGAAGCTAGCCAAGATCTTTACGGATGTGGTCGAAGGCAGAAAGAAGCGCGTGATTATCAACATTGCGCCTCGTATGGGTAAGTCTGAGTTCTCGTCTTACCTGTTCCCTGCATACTTCCTAGGCAAATATCCTGATAAGAAGATCATCATGGGCACGCACACTGCGGGTCTGTCGGAAGACTATGGCAGACGCATACGTAACTTGATTGATTCAGATGAATACAGAGAAGTTTTCCCCAATACTATGGTGGCAGACGATCAAAAGGCTGCCGGTAAATGGTCTACAAGCGCTGGCGGTCAGTACTATGCTGCTGGTGTCGGGGGCGCTCTTGCTGGTCGTGGTGCTGATCTGTTCGTTATTGACGATCCTCACTCGGAACAAGACGTAAAGTCTAACTCTAGACTCGCCTTTGATACAGCTTGGTCTTGGTTCCAGACGGGCCCGCTGCAACGTCTGATGCCGGGTGGCGGGATTATCATTGTGATGACCCGTTGGTCGCTGTTAGACCTGACTGGGCGCCTGATTGACTACCAAACCAAGAACCCAGAGGCTATTCCATGGGAGATTGTGGAGTTGCCGGCCATTCTGAACGAGGACGAAGAAGACGAGAAGTCCCTATGGCCAGAGCAGTGGTCACTTGAGGCGTTGAAATCTACGAAAGCCAGCATTGACCCGCGTTATTGGAACGCGCAGTACATGCAGCAGCCCACATCCGAGAACTCTGCCATCATTTCACGCAAAATGTGGCGTATTTGGGAGCCAGATGACCCACCAAGGTGTGAATACATCATCCAGTCTTGGGATACGGCGTTTGAAACGAAGAACACATCCGACTATTCTGCGTGTACAACGTGGGGCATCTTCTACAACGAGGAAGAGAATGACTCGCCCCAACTTATCTTGCTCGACGCGTTTAAAGATCGCATGGCTTTCCCTGAACTTAAGGTGGTGGCGCTTAAGCAATACAAGGAGTGGGAACCTGATGCGTTCATTGTGGAGAAAAAAGCATCGGGCGGGCCACTGATTCAGGAACTCAGGGCACTTGGGATCCCAGTTCAGGAATTCAGCCCGTCCCGTGGCAACGACAAGATGGTGCGAGTCAACGCTGTTGCGGATTTATTCAGTTCAGGTAAAGTCTGGGCACCCGACACACGCTGGGCACGGGAAGTGATTGAAGAGGTGGCTGCGTTCCCAGTTGGGGAGCACGACGACTTCGTGGACACGACAACACAGGCGCTGCTACGCTTTAGGCAAGGCGGCTTTATCAGTTTAGACACCGACGAGAAAGATGACCTTGCGCTCTTTCGCAGCCGGAAATACGAATACTACTAGGAACACACATGGCAACGAACATCGACAAAGCGCTGTACCAGCAACCCGTGGGCATTGACGCGCTGGGTGAGCAAGAGTCCCCCTTGGAGATTGAGATCGTTGATCCCGAAGAAGTCACCATTGGTATGGACGGGATGGAGATCACTATCACACCCGGAGAAGACGACGGCGAAGAAGGCTTCAGTGATAACTTGGCTGAGTACATAAAAGACAGCGCGTTGCAGTCGCTGGCTGGGGACTTGGTGTCTGACATTGACAACGACAAGAATGGCCGCAAGGATTGGGAGAAGACGTACGTTGATGGTCTCAAACTCTTGGGTCTACAGATAGAAGAGCGTACAGAACCTTGGAACGGCGCATGCGGCGTGTTCCACCCCATGATTACCGAAGCTGTTGTGCGCTTCCAAGCCGAGACAATCACTGAGACGTTCCCAGCCCAAGGGCCTGTGCGCAGCAAACTCATTGGCAAAGAAACGCCAGAGATGAAAGAGATTGCAATCAATGTCGAAGACGACATGAACTACGAGTTGACGGAGGTCATGACGGAGTACCGCGCTGAACACGAGCGCATGCTATGGTCACTGCCAGCCACAGGCTCAGCGTTTAAGAAGGTCTACTATGATCCCAATTTGGGACGTCAGGTGTCGATGTTTATTCCTGCGGAAGATATGTATCTGCCGTACGGCACAACGGATTTGGATACTTGCTACCGCATCACGCACGTCATGCGCAAGACCAAGAACGAGATCATTAAGCTTCAGCAAGCGGGCTTCTATCTTGACGTTGATTTGCCTGACGCACCCAGAGACTTGACAGACATTCAGAAAGCCAAAGACAAAGAGACAGGCTTTAGTGACTTGAACGACGACCGCTACACGTTGTATGAGTGCCACGTAGATTTGAACCTTGAAGGTTACGAAGACAAAGATGACTCAGGCGAAGAGACCGGCATCATGTTGCCGTACGTTGTCACCCTGATTAAAGGCTCTAACGACATCCTGTCAATCAGAAGAAACTGGAACGAAGACGATGACCTCAGACTCAAGCGCCAGCATTTTGTTCACTACCAATACATACCGGGTTTTGGAGCTTATGGCTTCGGGCTTTTCCATCTTATCGGAGGCTTTGCTAAATCCGCTACATCCCTCATGCGCCAGCTTGTCGATGCAGGAACACTCAGCAACTTGCCCGGCGGACTCAAGACCCGTGGCCTGCGCATCAAGGGAGATGACACACCCATCGCACCCGGAGAGTTCCGAGACGTAGACGTTGGCTCGGGTACGATCCGCGACAACATCTTGCCGCTTCCATACAAGGAGCCAAGCGCTACGCTGTTTAACTTGATGCAGACCATCGTTGATGAAGGCAGGCGTTTTGCCGCGACTGCTGATATGAAAGTCAGCGATATGTCTGCGCAGGCTCCTGTTGGTACAACGCTTGCATTGCTGGAGCGTCAACTCAAGGTAATGACGGCTGTTCAGGCCCGTGTGCACTTCGCATTAAAGCAAGAGTTCAAACTCTTGAAGAACATCATCCGCGACTACACAGATGCGGACTACACATACACACCCGAGTACGGCACTCGCAAAGCTAAGAAAGCCGACTATGACTTGGTGGATATCATCCCCGTGTCAGACCCCAACGCTGCGACCATGTCTCAGCGCGTTATCCAGTACCAAGCCGTCATTCAGATGGCGCAGATGGCTCCGGACATCTACAACTTGCCAGAACTGCACCGCGGTATGTTGAACGTTCTAGGCATCAAGAACGCTGAGAAGCTTGTGCCAATCGAAGAAGACATGAAACCGATTGACCCCGTGCAAGAGAACCAGAACGCACTCAAGGGCACACCCCTCAAGGCGTTTTTGCATCAGGATCACGCCGCTCATATGCAGGTACACATGATGCTGCTGCAAGACCCGATGATGCAGCAGTTCATTGGCCAGAACCCACAGGCTCCCAAGATCATGGGCGCGATTACCGCACACATTGCAGAGCACGTTGGTTACCAGATGCGCCAGCAGATCGAGCAGCAGTTGGGTATGCCCCTGCCTCCCGAAGACGAGAAGTTGCCACCGCAGATTGAGATTGCCTTGTCCGGCATGATGGCTCAAGCGGCGCAACAGGTGTTGATGCAGAACCAAGCCAAGGCTGCGCAGATGCAGGCACAGCAACAAATGCAAGACCCCGTGTTGCAGTTGCAGATGCAGGAACTCCAACTCAAAGGCCAAGAGCTAGAGTTGAAGAAACAAAAGATCATGATGGACGCTGCTGCCAAGGCCGACTCACAGGCTTTGAAAGAGCAAGAAGTCAGCGGCAAACTGGAGTTGGAAGCTCTTCGCACAGGTGCGCAAATCAAAGAGAGCGAATTCAAGCAACAGTTTGAACAAGAACGTGCCGGTATCCAGATGGGTGCTGACATCGCAAAAAATAAGGCTGAAATGGCTTTACAAGCGCGTACTGCTGCGCTCTCAAACAGCAGCAAACAACGTGAGCCTAAATCATGATCCAAGACTTCGTACGCGTATTACGTGAAAAAATACGCACTGACATGAACAACTATGCCGATGACTTGGCTGGCGGTTCATGCCGTACTTTTGAAGAGTACCAAAAACTCTGCGGGATTATTCAGGGTCTAGCCCTCGCAGAGCGTTATCTACTTGACCTTGCACAGAAAGTTGAAGAATCA